TTTGGCACCGTCATTTTTTTGACAGTTAGAATTTTGACAAGAATTTAGCTATATGATTAACAAAAGGTAAAAGAGCTATTGCCATCATAAGATTTACTCCTGTATGTGCAATAGCAATACGTAAAGTATTACCGTGCGGCCAACCATCAGATACTAAAAGACCAGCTAACCAAATAGTGCCTGTTGTTCCAATATTAGCACCAAGTACAGCAGCAATAGCTGCTGGAAGAGGAACAGCACCCGAAGCTACTAAAGCAATAATAGCTGTGGTTGATAAACTAGATGATTGCCATAGTAGTGTCATTACAATGCCGCCTAGAAACATGTAAATGTAGTTTCCTGTAAACCAAGATAGGTGATCCATATTACCCATAGATTTCATACCACCAGAAAAAGTCTTAAGTCCAATATAAAAAATCACAAGCCCTACTAAGGCTGTGATAACGGGATTTCCTAAATCCATTTTACTCACCTTTTTAATTAATTGTTTTGTTTTTGACATTGTAGATTCACATTTCAAAAGAATAATAAGAGGCCACTAAACCTCTTATTTTCATTATAGTACAAAATTGTTACAGTTTTGTGAAATTTAAAAATAAAAATTGGCTGTGGAGGATGGAGTCGAACCATCACGCCTTTCGGCACACGAGAAACAGTCGTGCGTGTCTACCAGTTTCACCACCCCACAATAAATTATGCTGCGATAGGCATTTGGGTATCAAGAGCTGAAATCATGCGAGTCATACCAATACCACCACCAACGCGAGGAAAGAAGTCAAACTTCAAAAACTCTTCAAGTTCCGCTTCGACACGATCTTTGCCGAACAGTTCAAACAATAAGTTAGCGTAGGCTCCCTCTGTAATTGTGTGGAAAGTATCTCTCATCATTTCAACATCACAAGAACGTTCAGCTGAACCAATAGTTTCCATGCCGCCAAGAATTACATCAATTTTTTTAGAGTGAATACCGTCTTCATAACGGCTCATGTTCCAGAACGGAGAAGTAAACTCAGGAAAATCAGTAATCATAGCTGTGCTAAAATCATTAAACATGGCAGTTTCGTGTTCTGCTTCAAGTTCTCCTTCAACATTATAGTGCTTTTGCCATGCTTCATAAGTTTTTTCAATCGGTCGATCAAAGCCGAGATAGTCTACAAGTTCGTATTCCATTGCTTTAAGATCTACAATATCACCAGGCATTTCAAATTCAAACATTGGGAAGATAATATCATGCCTACCTGGAATTGCATTTGGTTCTTGTCTGTAAGAAGTTGAGACACAAAAAAAGCCCTTTGAATCGGGCTGTGAAAGTAATTCATGTTCTAACCACATCTGACCTGTTTGCGGTAAAGGCCAAACGTTGCCTGCATAGTTATAAGTTGCTACGTTAAAAGGATCTTCACATGCAGCGAGTATGCTTAGTCTGTTTTGAGTGTGGACTTCGAGAAATCCTTTGTCTAAAAAAAATGACCTTAAAAGGTCAACGGTGTGAGTAAATTTCTGAGGGGATATTAGTTGAGTCATTAAAAAACCTTTCTTTATATAAAAAGACACGCAGATTTAAAACCTGCGTTCAAATTAACCAATTATATAAGAAGTATAACCAATGAGCAAGTTAAATTAGTAAGATTGTGCTAGTCTCCACATCAAGTATTCTTTGCTTTCAATAGGTTCATATTTTGCTTCTGTATCAAGTAGATTACTTACAATAGTTCCTGGAGTAGGGTCTACAAAGTGAGGCATACTATATCGTGTTTGATCAATGTGAGTGTTTACAACTCTGTGTTTAGTTGACACAAAATAATCATTAGTCCAGCGTTGTAATAAATCACCAATATTCACTACGACACCATCCTCTGCATAAGGTACAGGATGCCAGACACCCCCTAAGTCCTGTACTTGAAGCCCAGGCACATCATTGATTTGCCATAACAAGGTGATGGTGCCGTAGTCACTGTGTTCGCCAATTCTCATTTGTTTATCTTCAAGTGGGCCTGTATACGAAGGATAATGAATAACACGAGTAGTATTAAAAGGGTTCTGATGAGCATCTACTAGTGTAGTGCCGCAGTCTAAAATAGTATCAAACTTTTCAAGTATGCGCAGTGTAAGATCGTCTGCTATACGAACTGAGTTAAGTGCTTCATCTTTAAAAAGATCTATCTCAGTAGGCCATAGAGAATCAGGCATACGAGTATTGTTGTAATTAAAACTTTCTTTCATATCTTTTGGTGCAGTGGGATCTACATTTTCTGCACCCACAACACTGTATCCTAGATTATTTTCTGCTTGGTATGAATACTTCTTTTTAATATGTAAACCTAGTTGAAAAAACTGCCTCATATAAGAAAACCAGTCTTTCATACCTTTTTGATCTTTAGGATTTAACGTATTAGTAAAGACTGCGAAGCCTACAGTTGTGTAGGCCTCGCGAATCTCATCCAGTACGGTACTTGATTGGAAATCAATAACTGGAATCATAGTTTAGTTTCCTGGCACTTTAGCGTCAATGCCTTCAACATAATACATCATTGTATTAAGATGTGTATCGTCAGCTACTTCGCCTGCTTTGAGTTGGAGTTTACCTGTATTATCTTTAATAGGACCAGTAAATGCAAAGTATTTACCATCAGAGATTGCTTGTTTGATCTCGGCAGCTTTCATCCTTACATTATCTGGCATGTTAGTAAACGGTGCCATTTGTACTGAACCATCATTCATATGACCAAAGTAATTACCTGTAGTCCAAGTGCCATCAATAACTTGTCCGACCTTCTGGACGTAGTAAGGTCCCCAGTTGTCAATAGTTGCTGTTAACTGTGCTTTTGGAGCAAATTTAAACTGATCACTTGCTTGTCCAAATCCTAACTTACCTTGCTGTTGTGCGGCTTGTAGGGGTGCAGGACTGTCTGTGTGTTGTGCCATCATATCACAACCTTCAGCCATCATAACATTTGCAGCGTCTGCTTCTTTACTAGGGTTATACCAAGTATTAGCCCATACAATATCAATATCAACATCTGGGTTCATCTTCTTAGCACCTAGATAATATGTGTTAATTTCACGAATAACCTCAGGGATAGGATATGCAGCTACATAGCAAATTTTATTAGTTTTAGTCATCATACCAGCAATAATACCTTGCACATGTCGTGCTTGATATAATCGCAGTCCGTATGATGCCATGTTATCTGACTGTTTGTATCCTGTTGCATGTTCAAACTTTACGTTTGGAAACTCTTTAGCAACTTTTAACATTGGCTCCATGTATCCAAACGAAGTAGCAAACACAATATCATTAGTTTCTGCTAGCATACGAATAGTGCGTTCTGCGTCTGGACCGTATTTTACGCTCTCTACGTAGGTTGTTTTTACTTTATCACCGTATGCTTTTTCTATTTGTTGACGACCAATATCATGACGATAGGTCCAACCGTGATCACCAATAGGTCCGACATATACAAACCCTACTTTTACAGGGTCAGCTGCAAAAGCAAGTGAGGACATAAGTCCAATAAACATACTGATAACAACAGTATGAAATAGTTTTTCAAAATAACGCATTTTATTTCCTTTATTAAGCTAGTGCTCTAACCCGCGTTACAAGACGGTCAGCACGTTTAGTTACTTGTCGATACCAACGAGAATCGACCATTTCATCAGCGGCACGATTCCAGTCACGTGCATCCACACCTGATTTCATACCTTTGAATTTAGATAGGCGTGGACGCCCCATATTAAACATCATATTAGCTATGACCCGTTGAGCTTCTTCTGGCAAATCGTCAAAGTCTGAGTATAGCTTGTTGCAGTCTGACAAGACTGTTTCGATATCCGATTCGAAGGCACTAACGACTCTATCGTCGTCGACTGGTGTACCGACGGGTAATCCGCTTTCCGGATCGTCGTCCCTAACCAAATGACCAATGCCAAAAGTAGGCAAGCCGAGATGATCGAGATATATTTCATGTACTTCACCTTCATCAGCTGCAATTTCCTCTCTTAATTTTTCAATATTCATATACGTTCCTTTCTATTGTTTTAAAATTATTTTCTCTATCTAAGAATTTATACTCTAACTTTTCTATCTTAAAAACTTCTAATTCTTTAAATATGTGTTTTGGTTCAAAATCTTTACAACTATAAATATCAAGTTGTATTACTGCGGGAAGACTTTCATCCCAACTATGAAAAGCTATGTGACTGGTTTCAATAATAACTATACCTGTTAATCCTCTATTACCAACCATATCAGAATAAGCAACAATCGGTCCTTTTAAAATCTTCATGTCTATTTTAGAAACTAAAGAAGTAAGCCACATGGAACACCAAGTAGTACTAGTAGGGGGATTTAAAATCTCAGCCCGTACAAGTAAGTGTTTATGTACTAAATCAGTCATACATTTTTTTCTCGTGTAGCTTGCGCATATAGTAATCATCTCTGTCTTCGTCCATGACAGTTCTCATACGTTGAACACTTTTTAATTCTTGTTTGTCAAGTACAGTTACTTTTTGTGTCCAATTATCTCGTTTAACAGGAACAACCTGACAAATAGGAGTACCTGCAGGAATTATAACGGGTTTTCCTCCAGGCTCCAAATCCGTATGTAAAAAAGGAATATTAACTACATTATTATATACGTCCGAGTCTACTAAACCTGTTAAGGGTATAATGGGAGACTCTAAACGATTTATGCATGGAAGATACAAAACAGAATAATCTTTTGGTGTTTCAATAACCCAAGGATTCATATATTTAAGAATAGTCATATTCTCAAAAGCAGAACCTTTTACTTGAGATGAAGGGTGGCTTTCGATAGGTTTCCATTTTTCTACTAACATTTTATGATGATTATCAATATAAGGAAGATGGATGACCCCTTCAGGAGTTAATTGAATGACAACGTCCATATGCATTAGCATAGTATAGCCAACAGTCATAGCATCTAAAAAAGGCATACAACGCTTTACAGAAGATATTGTGCCTAACTTGTCATCTTCAACTTTAGGGTTAATGTTTTTGAACCACGGGGGTACAACTTTTTTAGAAGGTAAAGGAGGTAATACAATTTGATCAGGAAAATCATGTATTAAATGGAATTTAATTGTTTTATTTGTGGGCATTGCCTACCTATGTGTTTGATTTGACAAATGAGGATGGAATATCATCCATTGAATTTACAATTTTACCACAGTCGCATACTTCACAGGAACAATGATTACACTCTGGCCCGTAGCAATGGCAGCAGTGACCGCAAGTTTTACAGGTTTTTTTGTTTGTATCCATACTTAGTCAGTTTTCCTTAAATCATAAATACGTTGCTCTTCAGGACTAGAATAAAATGTCTGAGGTATTGAGCAGTTTTCTTTGTGGTTAGTAACCCAGTTTAACTCTTGAATTAATCTTGTGTACCACATCTTATCGTGATCGTCACTAGCTTTTTCTCTATCTTCTTTGAGTTGTTTTACTCTAACTAATATATAATCATATGTTGTAGGAGTCAAACCACGCCTCATGCTGCTACCCTAACTTCTTTGATCGTTGATAAAGGATTCATTGGACTTACGCCCAGCATATTTCCCCATGCTTCGTAGTAATGTCTCATTCCAACTTCATCATGAATTGTAGAATTTTCATGGCGACCATGTAGAATGTTTCTCGATTCGGTACCTTCTCTCATGGTCGTACCTTGACCCGCAACACCGATAAGATCTTCGTGTAAATTACGTCCAAATGGACCCCAGATACTATTATGGTGTTTAATTCTAGTTTGTCTTTCTTCTGGAGTGTCTTTGCGTAAACCATAACCTCTAAACTCAATAAGAACTTTATTAGGTCCTAAAGGTGTCACTGAGTCAGAACGATATGCGGAGCCTCGTAAGTTAAAATTAAAGCCTGGAAATAAGTCTACCATATACCATTGATTAGGTGGTAAGTTAGGAAAAGATAATTCACCTCTATCTTCAAACCCATCATACT